TCAGCTTGCGCTTTATACCATGTAGTTCCATCGAATCTAACAATATCACCAACAATGAATCCATGACTAGCTTGAGTGAATTCATCAATCAAAGCTGTTCCATTTCCAGTATCTGTCTGTTTTTTAACAATATTATTCTCAATTACTAATTTATATAAATTTTCAGAAGTTGTGGTTGTTGGAAGTTCTGTAAATACTAAATTATTAGAACCGCTATAATATAAAGTTCCTGTAGTTAACGTATCAGAATCAGAAAATTTAGGTATATAGTTTGCAGCACCCGAACCATCAATTACTTTTTTACCACTTAATTGACTAAAATTTATTGCTTGATTTATATATCCAGAACTAATAAACAAAACATCTGAAAATTCAGAAACTACTTCTTGAGAATTAATTGCGCGTACTTTTACAAAATAATCTGTATCCTCTTTTACGGGAAAAATAAAAGACGGATCTATTGTAGAATAAACAAAATCAGCAAAACCAGTTATTCTTTTTGCTATCTGTATTCCTGTAACAAAATCCCCCAAATCATCAACACCTGTTGTAGAAGGCGTAAAATTATTTAAATATCTTTCAGATGAATACGTTCCAGTATAAACAGTTCCACTGTAAAAACCCCCAGAAGGCAAAAAAGAAAAAGAATTACCGCCTGTATAATTATAGCATAAAAATATTTCAGAAGAATCAAGGTATCCAGAAGGTATTCGTATTTCCGTTATATAATTAAAACCTGTAGTTGTTGAAAAAAGTCCTGTTGGATAAGATCCAAAATTATCTACATATATTGTATGATCAGTCCATTGAACTCCAGACAGCCCATAAGCATTAAATATATTGGAAGTTCCACTTACGCCTGTACCAGTTCCATAATAAACAGATTCAATATTTTCGCATATTCTATTATTAATAAAATAATCGTATTTATTTTTATTTACTCCGCTTTCTTCAACTAGTATATGAAAATTACAATCTTGAGATTGTTCAACATGGTCCCATTTAACAAAAGCTTCTAAATTTAAATTTTTATCTGTTTTATTTAAGTTGGAACTTACATAACCAGTTAAATTAGACAATTTGAAAGGCAAATTTAATAAAGAATAAGAATTAGGCTTTATTCCTGAAGAGATTATTTTTTGTCCACTATAAAAATAATTATATGGCACAAAATGCAAATAATAAGGTTGTCTAATGAAATTATCAGTTTGATCATTTTGATTTATATTAACTAAATCAGGTATAGAAACCGTATTTAAATTTGGATTTCTTATTTCAACAGTATATAAGTAATTATCCGAATCTGGATCAAACACCGTTCCAGTAGTAGCAAAAATCGAAACTTTATTTATTATAGAACTATCTGAATAAGACAATCCAATATCAACAAAATTATCTATTGAATAACTATCTACATTTACACTAGGAATTCCAAAATCAATTAAAGCTATACCTGTGCTTTTTCTACCTTGATTATCTACGCTTACAGCATCTATAAAAAACTTATTTAAACCTGAAATATTTTGAACCCCAGTTACTCCAACAAAAGCTTGTAATATATCTAACGAATCCACTGAAATAGCAGATTGTTTAAGAGAAACTGGAAGAGAATATATTAGTTGTCTATCTATATTATAGTAATTTATCTCAAAACCCGAAAAACCTACATCTCTTATGGTACCGCTTAAAATTTGATTTGTTACTGGCTTTTCAACTGTCCAATTTAAATTTATTGTATTTTCCGCCAAATATCCAGAAACGAATGGAATATTTACGTCTAAACCATATATAGATGGCGAAAGCGCTGTATTTTTATATGAAAATTGACCATTTAAAGTCAAATCTATACTTTTAACCGTAAAAGCGCTATCATAATCAATTCCTGTTGTTGGAATAAAAGCCATATATTAAATTACACATTAATTAATTTCAAATTTTCATCAAAAGCATAAAAATCTATTGAATAAGGAGGGCTAAAACTAGTTTTGTTTAAAGGAGTTTCACCTAAAAACAAATTAATAAATTTAGCTTCTGATCTTAAAGTTTTAAATTTTAAAGTTTTTCCATCTTTCGTTACTATGCAATATAATCCATAAACTTTTTTATTAGTTGAAACTGAGAAGGAGCCAAATATTTTAACAAAATCTATTTTTAATTGTTTAAATTTATTCTCAGCGAAACCAGAGTCTAAAGTTTCATTATCAATACTGAACGAGTAATCATACGTTGAATTTATAGAAGTTAAATAATTTATGTCCTGATTAAACAAAACACCATCAGTAAAAAACGTTTGAATTTGTGAATCTATAAAAGCAGGAGATATATAAGAATCAGTAGAAAAAACAATCTCTTTTTTATCGTTTTGAGTTTCGTCTATATATTCATCTTTTTCTACAAAATCAAATTTTTCATAAGAATACTTCATTGCTGCTAGCGAATACTCGTTACCAGAATTTTCTCCAATATTAGTTATTCTATACAGATCGCCATCTTCTGTATAATTATTTAAATATATTGTGAAAGAAGCATCGCTTCTTAAAGTTGAAAAACTACCATAGTTTAAATCAGGAAATAAAGAAAAATTAACATTATTTATTCTTGCGTAAGGAGTATTAAATGCAACCACCCCGTACAATGGATTCCCTTTTGCTCTGCCGATATCTCTAAGCTTTATATTATTTAAATAATAAATTACAAACTCCCCATCATAGACAATGTTTAAAATATCCACTTCTGTCACTGTTTTTCCAGGAAAAGACACTACATTTCCATTTTCTATATACGATAAAGATCCAGCAGATATATAAAATCCATAATTTATATCATTTTGATCTACAGAAGTGTTATTTATCTCGCTTAGCCCACAAACTAAATATGTTCCAGAATACGTTACTTTAAAAGATATTTGACAGTTATCTATATAACTTTGTTTTGTAAAAGCTTTTCTTGTCCAAGCAGATGGGCCTACATTATCACCATAAACCGTTTTCCCATCATCAGAAGTTAACACTTTACTTACTATATTCCAAGAAATATAAGCTGAATTAATTAATTTTAATCTTAGATTTTTATTATCTACTTCGCTTATATAATAAGGCAGTTCAATTAACTCATTATCAACCAATGAAAATATTTTTATAATACTACCCAAAGCATTTTCTGAAACCTCTCTATCAATACTTATATAATTATTTTTATAATCCAAAGAAGTAATTCTTCCAAAATTTATGTTACTATTTTTTAGTGAATCGCTTACCCTTATAATGTCTCCAACTTTTAATAATGAGACTTCAACACCACCATTAAAATTGACAATTTGAGATTCTAATTTTCCTGTTGCTAAAAACCATTTACCAACTCTCTGGGCCTGATATTTAGAAGTTATCCCGAATCCAAGAATTTCTTTTTCTATTATTCCAAATTTTTGTATTAAAGCTGCATCTTCTACATAAACGATTTTATCTTTAAAATTGTCCAGCTTGTCAAGATAAGAAACTTTAACTACAGAAAAAGCTGTATTTAAATTGCCAGAAGAATAACTAAACAACCCATCTTTTACATTTGAATTATTAAAAACATAAGAAACTGGTTTTTTTACGTCGCTTGTTAAATTTAAATATCCATTTCTAAAATAAAAAACACCTCTAAAAATAGAAGCTAAATCAGATAAAACTCTCAAACCCTCTGTTTCGCTATTTATCAAAATATTTGCAGAAAATCTTGACTCTAAAAAGTCTGAAAAACCTTCTTGCCTTGCCACGCATTTTCCAGTAGCAACATTCAGATATGTATCGAAAATCTTAGACGAAGCGTATTTTTTAGAAACAATTTCATCAGGAGAATTAAAATTAGTTACTGTATTTTTGTATCCAGAAATATAAGAAACTGCAAAAGATTTTATTTTATCCTGAGTGTTCAATAGAGAAGGATCTTTCAGAATATATTCTTTTAAAGCTATAAAGAAATTTCCGCTTAAATCAGATTCTATAAATTTTCTAGGACCAAAATCATTATATAATTTTATAGTTGCAATTGATCCATTTGTAGTTATAGGACCAATAATTTTCTTTACATTAAGATTTAAATCTTCTCCTACTTGATTCTTTATATCATATAAAAATAAAATTTCCCCAAACGGATATTTATTTTGCAAAGTAAAAATATCATCTGTCGTATTTATTTGAATAGTATTAAAACCCTCTTCTCCAAAAATAAAAGAATTATTAAAATAAAAATCCTGATATTTATATTTCGTTGAACAATTGGTTTTTACTAATTCATCACAATATTTTGATATTTTATATAACTCCCATTTATTAATATCATTTTCCGTCAATATAGATTTTGCCAATCCATATCTTCCATTGACGCACAAATCATTAAATATCCAAGCTGGATTATCTGTCCATCTTAACGATTTACTAAAATTTCCAGACCAATCTCCAGAATATTCTTTCGCTTCCGAATCGTAATTATCTGGAACAGCTATCTTTAACAATTTACAATCAAAACTTCTTACAGGAATTGACGAAAAATGCTTAGAACTAACTTTATTTCTACAAATAGCTGAAAATGGATATAAAAAGTTATAATTAACAATTTCAATTATACTATTAACTGAAAAAGATCTCGCTAAAACCCCTTTTCTCGGACCATTTGCTGGAAGTCTTTTTTGAACGCTATAAACATTAATAATAAATTCAGAATTAATGTTATCTAATTTATCATATTTATCTATTTCTATTTCAAAAGTCAATAAAACTGGATTTTGTTTTGCAATTATATATCCCTGAAATAACAAATATTCTGTTTTTTGTTTGAAAGAATTTGTTATACTAATGACAAAGCGAACTGTATTATTATAATTGTTTCCAGATGCATCTATATAATACAACTCGTCCAAACTAATAATAACTTTTATAAAGTTTGCGTATTTATTTTTTAAATAATGAGAAAACACTTTTGCTGTATTTTTCAAATCAATAATTGATTTTTTAAAAGCATCTTTTTCTTTTTCAGTTTCGCTTTCATTAAAAGACGTTAAAATATAATTTGGTGATATCTTATCGTCATCAACCTTTGAAAATTCTTCTATACTAGAAGTTAAATCATAGATTTTAGTTTTATATTCATAAGTAGAACTAGCTATAACTGGTATATTAGAAGTTTCTGAACCCAAAGATAATGAAAAATCAGAAGAGCTTATATTAAACAAATTACTTTTCTTATCTTTTATTGAAACATCATTAAAATATACTCCATAAGCTAAAGACCCATTTGTTTGAGTTGAAACGCTAGAACTTAAATCTATATAATTTAAAGCGTTTCCAAAATTATCAGTCAACCCTTCTATTGGACCTTCTGATATAAGATCCACCGCTTCATAAAAACTTTCAGAATTAACAGTAAAACCCTGAGAATTTGCAGAGTTTTGAAACATCGTCACATCTGATTTTGATAAATTGATTTTCATTCTGCAATTTCATTTATGTTAGTGACATCATTAGATATAACAACAGATCCTATTTTTAAACGACCATAACCTATTGGTATGGGAACATTTCTTTTAGTAACATTCTCATAAGAAGAAAATATTTTTGAAGTAGTTTTTATATCAATCGGTGATTTAGGTGTCAATAACTTTGTAATCAAAAATTGAATACCTATAGAAATAGCCAAAATTAACAAGCTTATTCCGAAATCACTCCCCATAATTAATGGAACAACTTCAATCTTAGAGTTATTTTTTAAAATAGGTGAATTTATATATTCGGGAGGCATAATTTTTCCATCAACATACACTATGAAATTTGAAATATATTCTTCTAATAAACCTAAAGTTTTTATTAAACAATTTGTATTAGCTTCTATAGCCTCGAAAGCTTCAGCAACAGTTGAAATATTAAAATTCCAATCTAGTTTCATATAGTTTTCAAAAATTCCATGTAATTTTACATTCACCATAATAGTATTATTTACACTTCATTTCAGACCAATTATCAGATGATATATTATAAATTAACATATTTAATTTATGAAATTTCTGATAATGAATGTCTGTTTCAGAAAATCTATCTGAATTATTATGACTATGAAATAAATATTTTATACTAAATTTATTTTTTATTTTTAAATAGTCAATAGGTGAAATTAAAAAAAAATCTTCAGATTGTGGATGTTTATTCTCTAATTCTATAAAAAAATCTTCATTTTTATCTGACACAATAAAACCACAAACTTCGGTTTTTTTGCTTAAACATATAGATTTTATATATTGTTTTAAATTATTATTTATCATTGTTAAATGAAAAAGTAGCTGAAAAAGCTCCAAAAGGTAAAGCTCCATTATCAGATAAATAATCTTCAAATCTCAATAAACAACCTCTTAAAGTTTTAGAGCATCTATCTTGTTTCCAAACATTAGTATTTTTATCTGGAAATTTTCCTAAAATATTGTTGGATACGCAAACGTAAAACGTTTTAGGTTTATTTAAAAAATTTACGTTTCCAACGTCTTGTTGAGCATCTAGACTTGAAATCGTATCCACATAAACAAAATCTCCACTATTATATGTAGTGGCGGGAGACCATTCGCCTTTATAAGTTATCGTAGATAAATTATATGAATTATTTGCTAAATCTGGTTTATAAGATGATAAAAATGTTTTATCATTTTCATCCGCTACTGGTAAACCTGGATCTGGAGAACTTGCGTTTCCTCCCCAACCAGATTCTTTAAAATATAAATAACTTGACTGTAACTTATTTAAAGGAGTAGAATTTATTTGAGGCCCTTTAAAAGCAGGAGTATTTCCATAATTACATCCATAGCATCTATAATTCCAAGAACAAGTATCGTTAGTAATTTTTCTTGTTGGTAAAGATAAATTCTCTATATCAACTTTAGTAACTAATTCTAACTCAACGTTTTCTTTGTTTTCTGATTTTTTTAAATTTATAATAAATTTATCATAAGCAACATAAGTATTAAAAGCAGAAACGCCAAAAGGATTAATACCATCAGTAAAATTAACAGTATCCAGATCTTTTCCTAATATTTTTTTTCTAAAAACTTTTTTACCTATCAAATCAGCGCGATCTTTCAATATCTTAGAAAAATAATTATTTATATTGGCAATTTTTAAAATTGGCCTACTTTGCTTTCCATCTGATGAAGTTTCGAAAGATGAAAATTCACAAGGTATAAAAATATATTGATTTCCTTGAAATATTAAATTAGATGAAAAATTCTTAGAACCATGAAAACGAAGATAGCCTTCATTTGATTCAAGTTCAATTTCAAATAAATCTAAAATGAGATAATTATTTAATTTAAATAAAGTTTTCATAGAGCTTTGCCAGCTAAATTAAAAATATTTGGCAATCTTATTTGATTGGCTTTTAAATTTAAAACCGAAGAAGAACCACCAGTAAAAAGTTTAAAATATGAATTTAACAAATAATTATTCAATTGTTGATTTTCTGTTGTATTTAATAATCTATTATAAAAGACAATATCAAAATAGCTCATATTTTCACCAACAGTCGTGCAATTACTTATTAATTTCAAAGTCGTATTTTCTATTAGTGAAGTAATATAAGCATCCGCAAATTCAACGAAAGACCCCATGTTATAAGTTACTATTAAATCTCCATTCACATAAACTGAATAAATTGTATTTGTTCTTTTTATATTTATTAACATAGGATAATAATCTTGAGCATTTAATAAACTTTTAGATAATTGAAAATAATTGTTATTTGCTATTCCAGTTACATTCCACCACAAAGCTTCTCCCAGTCCCTCATTATTGTAGGATTTGCTAAATAACGGACTAACAAAAAATTCAAAAACATTTTTCTCTTTTTTGTAAAGCAGCGCTTCATTATCAGAAGGAAATGGTTTAATTAATATTTGATTATTTATTGTATTAACTGTTGGATTTAATGACCAATCCAATAACTTAAATTTAGAAGTTACATATGTAGATGTAGAACCTGTTATTTTTGTAATCGGTTTATACGCCACAACCATATACAAATCAAATTGATTGCAATTTTTCTTTATCATCTCAACATTAGAACTAGAGAATTGATATTGAACATATTGAGAACCATTTAATGTAACTGATTTTAACCCAGTTCCAAAATAGTTATTATTAAAAACTCCTCCAGCAACCGTACCAGCTAAAGTCGCGGTAGTTGTAGTATCTTTCCAGTTAGAAGCTCCAGAATCTATAGCTGCATTTTCAAATCTAAAAACATAATCAGAAGCTATATTTCCAGAAGCAATAGTAAAATTTGTTTTTATATTAGAAAACCCATTTAAAATTTTACCAGCAGAAGATAGATTTTCATTAATTGGATTAAAAAATAATGCAGACTGAGATTGGCCAGCAGGTTTGACAGTTTTTGCATTACTTTTTTCTCCTCTAGTAACTCCAAAAAAATTTGGATCATATAGCAAAAGTGGAGCTTTTGATGTAATTTTTAAAATAGGGTATAATTCACCTTCTTCACCATAAACATGAGGCCAAGAAGATAAAGTGCCAAAACTAGACCCACCCACAATTGCGGCAAATATTTTTTTCCCATCAACAATATTAATTGTGCCTCCCAAAGTTGTTTCATAAATGGTATAATTTGTAGTTCCTTTATTATTCGAAGATCCAAAAATAGGAAAAACTGTTAAAAAAGAATTTTTATTTTTGTCTATTCCTCCAGCGTTTGCTCTTCCATTGCCATATATCCAAGCGACTAAAGCTTTAGAACCACCACCACCAGCAGTAATCGAAGAGTTAGTTTTTGAAATAATATTATAATTTAGATCTTTATACTCTTTGTCTAGACTAGAAATTATTTGAAAATTAAAAATTGATCCTCCGTTTTTTGAATCTAAGATATTAGAATCTACTTGAGAATATGCAGCTTGAGTTTGAGAAAAAAGATTTTCAAATGAATACTGATTATTTGAAAATTCAATACTGCCTTTCAAATCTCCACCTTCACCAGCATAACCCAACAATTTTGTAGTTTCAGATAAATATATATTTATATTTGTGCCATAAGTAGAATCTCCAGTAAAATTTTCTAATTCTCCATTTAAATTCAAGCAATATTGGTTTTCATCATCAGCGGTAAAAGTCGTTAACTCAGGCAAATAAATATTTATTCCCGATATATATTTAAAATTCTTACTTCCTTTGTTTTGTGAAACAACTTGATCATACAAATTATAATTTGTATAAATCGATTTTGGAGATACATATACATCAAGAGCATTTTTAGTAAAAATTAAATTTATTTTATTACTGACATTTCCAGTCAAAACTTCGTTTGATACTTGAGTATCTAACTTATTTATTCCTGTAGCATAAACAGCTTCTCCTGTAACTCCATCTACCCAAGTATACATTCTTGCGTAGTAAGGCTGATCTAAAACAAACGGAGAGCCATCATCATAAGATTGTACTTTTTGAAAAATATCTTCATCAGTAAATCCATAGTAACTAGAAAATCTCGGAATTGTGTTGTTTTGTGGAACATTATAAATTTTTGACACCACTGTGCTAGAAAAATTTATATCTGTAGATATATCTAAACCCCATCCAGTTATAAAATAATTATTCAAATAGCCACTTCCAGTTGGAGGTCTCCAATAAAAAGTATAACTTAAACCGTTAGTTGTATCATAATTTTTTAAAGCTCGAAAATTTCTAACATGACCACCCGTTGTATCCACTACTCTATGACCAGTCGCGTATATAGTTATATTTCCACTAGGATCTATAGAACCATCTTCTGTAGATTCTGATGATATAGTTATAGAAGCTGTTTCATAACCAGATACACCATTTATTGAGGCATTAAATAAAATATCAAAATGATCAGAACTTCCATTAGGTATAACTAATTGAGAATTAGACAAAAGAAAATTAGTATCATTACTAGTTATCGTGTAAAGAACCTCTGAATTACCACTATTATAAATATAAACAGGATAGTTGATTCCAAAACCTGTCATGCATTCACCAATAAATTTACCAGTAGAATTTGTATACGTCATAATTGTAATAATGTATTAAAAAAGATATCAGAATCTGTTTTCCCCTTAAATTCTAAAAATTTAGCTGATACATCATGATTGTTATAAAATTTATATGTATGGTTCCACTCTGGACAATAAGCATTGATTGTTTTATTATAAGGAGCCGGTAAATCTATTTCAAAAATTTTAAAACCAGCTTTATCATCTAAAAATTTTAATATAGCTATAGCTTCTTTATCAGAACGATTATTAAAAGCAAAATCAAAAGTTAATACAGTTTTATTTATACCATCATTTTCAAAAGCTGGAGCAGATGACTCATACTCATTTTTTAAGAATCTTGGAGAAACTGGAATGCTAAAGTCTATATCTGGTTTAAAATAGAATTTTCTAGTAAACACAGAATTAGATCCAGTTGGACTTGTAGAATTATTTAAAATTGCGTTATTAATTCCAGTATACCAATAATAACCCTCAAGATTATTATCTATATTTTTTAAGAAAACTACATCGTCTTTTACATAGGTTTTTGCTTGATCATATTCTCTTGTTACCTCTGATCCAGTAATTAAAAACCCTCTATAATCCAGACTCGAATCGTAAGCAGAAACACAATTTATACTAACAGTATTTAAATTAGATTCTTTTGAAGCGTAACTCAAATCTTCAAAATAAATTTTAGCATTATTTTTGTATGGATAAAATAAATCTATACTTACATTTTGATAAGGTTCTTCGATATTTAATGAAATATACTCAAAAGTATTTTGAAAAAATCCTATCAAAGATTTTGACTGTATATCTGATAATCCATCATACACTAATGTAAAATTACTATTTAAATTATTTATATTAGGAGTAACGTTCGTATAATAACCATCACCATATTGCATTCTTAATGTTTTTGTAGAAAAATTAGCAGAACAGCCATATGTTTTTTTAAATAACGAATCTACATCTCTAGTTAAAAATTGAGATCCAGTAATATTTATCGGCGAATATCTATAATCCGAAGCGGTAAAATTTTGAGAAGCTATGTATAAGTTATCATTATTAGTAAAATGTTTCTTAAATAAATATTTTTCAATCTCTAAGATCTGATCATCTGTTGGAACTTTAGAATATCCCAATATTTCATAATAAGAAATGTTACTTGCATCATAATTATATAATGCACTTGTTGCTGAATTCCCATGACCATTACCAGCAGTTCCTAATCTTAAATTATCAGAACTGGCATGAAAATAGTTTGAGCTATTAGTATTTAAAATTTCATATCCATTATTTCTTATGCGTAAACTATTAGTAGTATTATCTTTTATTATAGATACTATGTTTTTATTATTTAGTAGTTTAGCTGCTGAAAAAGCTGAATTTATTATGGATGGAGATGGATATACCGCTTCTGTTGGTCCTCCAATAAATTCTTCAGAACCATTTGGAACATTTGGATTCAAAATTCCATCAGAATTATTTCCATAAACACCTAAATAACCACTTGATTTTACTACATTAGAATCGTCTGTGTTTAATATTGTTGAGAAATTAGAATAATATCCATTAACGGTTTGATATCCATATCTTAAAGAATCAAACTCATAAACTATAAACCAGCATCTATCATCTGATAAAAAACCAGAAAAATCAGTTGATGTGTACAATTGATTATATTCTTGATTTTCATTAAAAGCTTTAAACGATAAACAATTTTTTAAATCATTAAAAACTGGACGAGTTTCTTTTTCAACTGTTGAATCTATATTTACTAAATACTGCAAAGAATGACCAGGAGCAGAATTATACCAAGCGTTAACTCTACCAGATCCATCAAATTCTATATTATTTAAATTATCTAAATTAAACCAAGCAAAAAGACCTGACAAATTAGTTGGATAACTAGAATTACCGGTGTAATACTGAAAATCAACTAAATCATATTGATCATATGAAGTTGCTAAAGAAAAATTCTTTATTCCTGAAATTGAAAATTGCGTATCTATAAATTTACTCATAATGTATTTCTTAATGGTGCTACACGTTGAGTTATTGCTAAATTACTTTGAACTATACCATCAGAAGAAACATCTATTGATCTAGATTGTAATTTTCCAGAGATGGTAAATATATTTAATAATGAATTAGAATAATTTTTTAAATATAATTCACAATAAGAATCTTTTCCTTCTATAGGTGCGACATCATTTTGTTTAACGACATTTCCTTCAACAGACACGTTTTTTAATCTATTGGTTTTTGCGACTCTAAAAGGAATAATATTTCCGAGTTCAAAAAAAGGTATTCTATCACATTGTTCTGAATAGGTATATCTAAATATTTCATCAAATCCAAAAACTTTATTTGAATCCATAATATAACTATGATTTGCATGAGCTAAATTAGTTAACGGAGAATTTCTAGAACTTATAAATTCTTTAATATTAATACTGCTATTAGTGGAATTTATTTTTCCAAACCAATCGAAATTAACATCCATGACAACAGTAGAAAAATCTGAAACAGAAAAGGACATTGATTTTAAATAACAATTTTCTATAGAAATACCTGCAAAAGAACAATTTATTGGAGATTCAGTATCACTAATAGCAAATAAGTAAGACGGAATTGTTCCAGTTAAATAAAATTTTGAAGATAAAGATCCAATAACTGTATTATCTGGAGCGTATCTCAATAAACTACCATCAGATAAAATAACAGGAGAAATGTTGCTCTGCAAAGAAATGGATACAGAATCAGAATAATAAACAGCGTCATCAATTCTGAAATCTATATTCTCATATTTTATGAATTTGCTCATTAAACTATTGTATATGCAATTGTTGAAACAACTGAAAAAGTTACCGGTAATGTTTTTGTACCACTAGTACTACATAATCTATATTGCAATAATTGACCAGAAGTAAATGCCGTTGATCCTTGAAAATTAGCTTTAGTTTTTATTGCTACTTGATTTTTCGTAGTTGTTAAAGTAGTAGCTCCAATTATTCCACTTACTGGATAAGAAATAGGATTACTTGAAGGACTAACATAAAAACCTGAGACATATCCATCTGGAGTAAATTCATTATAAACTTGTGAAATAGCTGATATTTCAAATCTGAAACCCACGCCATCACCATTATCATCAGATGTCATGACCATGACTCTTTCAACTGTTCCATTAAAATTTGCAATTCCAAATGGAGATTCTGTTGAATTGTGGCCAGAAGGGTTATTACTTGAATTTGGATATAATGGATTAAAATATATATCAGTACCTGTAACTTTTGTTTGATATGTTTGAACAAATTTTCCTTTACAGTAATCATCATTAGAAGTATAACTTCCATCTATATCTAAACTTCCTGCCGTACTTAGTTTTGCAACAACATCTGGAGAAGCTCCAGCATATCCATTTTTTACGAATACAAAATAGTCATTTAAACCAGCAAAAATAGTATCATTATATAAATTTCCAATAGACCATTTATCAGTGCTTGGTGAAGCGTCATAACGAGAAAAAGTTATAAAACTATTTCTAGGACCAGTATCTCCTCCTCCGAAAGCTTTATTTGCCGCTACTACAATTTGAGCGTACCCTTGAGTATTTGTATTTTGAAAATAAGCTGGAGTATATTGCGCTGTACCAGTTGCTCTAATATCTAATCTATATGACGGACCAGTTGTTCCAGCACCTATAAAACCATTGCTTCCAACAACTAAATTATCTTCATTTAGTGTCGAAACTGGACCAAGAAATGCGTGATTAGATTCCGATCCAAAATAATAAGTTGCGGTAGAATTTTTATAACTACTAACGCATCTACTTACATTAGTTTGAAATCTACTCACCTCTCCAGCACTTCCACTAACATGAAGAGTATAAGCTGGTATTGCATGGCCAACACCAATTTTAGGAGCAGTCAAACTATTATCAACATAAACTCCATTATATCCGATATTAATATCAGCAATATTATTATAATTTAGAAATAAAGTTTCATCTGTTGCGCTTGTCTTAATTTCTGTATTGTATGGATCAAATAATAAAGCATTTCCAGAATTTTGAAATTGAATAGAATTACCGCTAACTAATAATTTGTCATTTAAAGTTCCAGTAAAATCCGTTAACCCAAAATTACCACTTTGATCAACCACAAATAAATTACTAAAAGTTGAACCATTATTAACTGATGATTCTAAATATAATTTAGTATCGTTTGATTTTTTACTAAATTGATAATAAGTATTTGGATCGCTTAATGAAAAAGCTATTTTTCTGCCAGAATTTGTAGTGCTTAATCTAATTTGGCCAGAACCATTTGTAGCTGTTAAATTATCTACAACATCTAATGAAACAAATGGAGTTCTATCATTTACACCTACAAAACCATAGTCTCCACTTACTGTTAATCCATAAATACCATTATTTTCAAAAATAGTAAAACCTTGTAAATTTTGAGCATAAAAACCTGTAAACGCTTTACTAAATTCATCTCTTGTTATTTTATTATCTTGCGTTGAATCAGTATTAGATACCAAAAATATATCAGTAGCCGCAACATTTACTCCTAATTTATCAGATAATGATGATAGTGGTATTCCCATATTAATTGTTTAAATAACCTTTATAATTAAGTTTTACACTTAAAACGTCATCCGCATTTGAATTAAATTCTTGAGATATCAATTTTACATTACTAAAAGATTGGTTGAACATGCTTATTCCTATCGCTTTTCTATACATTAATAAATCTGTTCCACCATTAATAGTTAGATTTTGATTAGACACTTGAAGAACTTGATCTTCAAACACCGTACCATTTATAGATATTGAAAAACTAGAATCAGTATCATTATCTAATTGAGAATATAATAATCTAGAAGTATAATCATCAACTTCTAAAGTAAATGATGCATTTATTTCTATTGGTAAATCTAATAAAACTTCATAAGGCACATAATTAGGACCAGGAGCAGTTGGTCCTGTTGGTCCAGAATATGAATAACCACTTTGATTTAAAACATAAATAGGTCTTTTTGTACAATTTATACTATAATCAAAATTAGTTATTCTATTTGTGCTAGATCCGCTACATGTCAATATTATATCTTTTACTTGCGGAACAGAAATATAAGGAGCTTTTAAACTTCCTGAAGCGTCATAATTTGGACCAACATCTCCATAAACTATTATATCAGATGTTGTTGTAGGTATTTCTCCAACTGAACAGGATAAACCAAAACTATTAAGATAACCAGATAAAAATCCAAATTTCTTATTATTATAATTCAAACTGCCCTTAAAACCTATAGCTGTTTTATTGTTATTTTCACCAGTAAAAGCTAAAAATGGTTCATTATACAGTAAATATTTATTAATCGAAAAATTTGCAACAGGCACTTCAGCAATAACTTGTTTATTATATCCAACACCTATTGTTTTAATTGGCGCATAATTAATACTATATCCACCATCAACTGAAATAATTCCAGAAATAGTGCTGTTATTTAAGAAAAAATAATTTTCGTAATTTAGTGTTGCGCCTTTCATATTATTAATTTCTTATTCCTGCTAATGAACCACCAAAACGTTTTTCTTTTCTAATCGTATCTAAAACAACATCATAAACTTTGCTATTCAAGCTTTGTGACAATTCAACATCTTGTTGTGCATAACTTGTGCTATTAGCTCCAATTTCAATCTTACCATCTCTTTGTACGGTAGTATTGAAATTAAATGAATTACTAGCATTAGTATTATTATTAATTGTGCTATTATTTCCAATTGCGCCACCATAACCAACTCCAGATGAAGCGCCACCTATTGCATAACGTTTAACTATTGGATTATCAACCAATCCACCAGTAGCATAAGCTGGAACAGTATCTGATAAACGTGAACCAATTAAACCACCAGATTGTTTTCCAAAAGGCGATCCACTAAAATCTGTTCTTAATGCTAGTTGTCCATATTCATCTCCTATTTTTTGAGGAGTACTTGGTTTATTACCAAATTTATTTACTCCAGCAGATATGCCTAAACTTACAGCAGCACCAGCTAACGATCCGATTATTCCAGCCATTTGTTGTTTTTTGGCTCTTCTCTTTTGTCTATCAGCTTCTATTTCTGCTCTTCTTTGATCTCTCAATTCATTATATAGTTTACTTTCTTCTAAACCAAAACTAGTCATATTAGACTCCATAGAAGAAATATCATCAAAATTATTTGTAAAAGTTCCTCCCGCAGCAAAACGAGGAGCCATAGAAAAATTCAATTTATCAAGTGAAGCTGGACCACCCATTGCCATTACCGCATTTCTATTCAATACATATTCACCATTCTCAAGTAATGCTGGATATTTATCTCCAGAACCTACTCCAGAAATATACATACCAGATTGAGCGCGAATTACTCCTCCTCTTTGTTTAGCGGCAACTGGTAAATTAGAAACTCCAAGATTTCCTAATATTCCATAAACCGCAGATTGCATTAATGTTGTGCTTATGCTATCCAAGAAACTTGAAGCTATACCCATTAAAGCGCTTCCTAAATTATCAGATTCTCTGATAGCGGCTTTTATTCCATTAACCAATCCATCAGCAAACATTTTTGGAAGATCTTCGCCTAAACGACCAATCATCAACTCTGATTCAGTTCTCAAGTTATCAAATCCTTTAACAACTCCATATTTAAAAGAAGTAGAGCGTTCTGCCATAATAAGCTCTTGTTTATTTAATCTATCATTCAATTCTATTTGTGTTATTTTACCTTCATTTATTTCAGTTTGAACTGTTTTAAGTTTTTCTAATGTTTTTACTCTTTGTTCTTCTTGTTTTGGATCAGCAAATTTTGTTGATTCTAAACTCGTAATGGCCTGATTCAATGAAGTTAAATCTTTGATTTCAATACCTGTATTACGTCTAGCTTTAGATCTTAGACTATCAGCTAAAATAACATTTCCTTGACTCTGAAGTCTATCTGCATCCTTTAAAGCATTTTCATTTTGCATTTTTATTACTTCGCTATAATCTGCTTGTGTAGATTTAGAACGAGTAATTTCAGTATCTATAAGTTTTTTTTGTAAAATTTGATTTCTAAAATCAGCTTTACCTTGAGCTTTTCCTGCTACACTCATTCCAAAATAATTAGCCTCATCAGATTGTCTACGCTCTATAGCGTCTATCTCTAAATCTAATGTATTTTTTCTTTGTATTTCTAAGCGTTCTCTTTGAGCGGTTAAAGATATTTCATCTTTAATTATATTTGATTGAAGTAAAAGAGTTGTACTTTTTAAATTTTGCAAAAGAATATCTTGATCAATTAATTTTTTTTGATCTCCATTATTTGATTTTCTTTCCGCTTCGGTGGCTTTATAAATTGCATAAGCTTCTTTTAATTGCTGTGATTCTTTAGGCTGTAGAGCGGATGGCCCACCCAAAGCAGATGATTCTGCAAAAGCTCCAACAGATTGCGATCCACTTAACAATCTTTCAAAAGGAGCAAAATTTCCTTTCAACATCTCTGCTATTGCTGGTTTTATACTTTGTTCAATGTATGTAGGATTTTGCGAACTTTCTAATAAAGTTTTATAATTTTGTTTTACAAAATCTATATTAACTTTTCTTTGTTCATCTTCAGTTTCTCTTGCGAATTTAGATGTTTGAGATTGCGCTTTTCTAGCTGCAATCTCTAAAGGATTTGCAACCCCTTCCATCATAGAAACTTGAAAATCATTTAAAGCATCAAGAAGTTTTTGAGAAAATTCAGATTGTTTTATCAATTGATTACCAGAAGAAATATCTTTTATAATTTGCGCTTCTAACTTATTTCTTGTAGAATATAATGAGGCAAGAGCTTTTGCTTGTTGAACAGCTTGTTTAGTTGCATTATCACTGCTACTAATTGTATTTATTATGTCAGGCAAAGTTCCTTCTAATAAAGCTTTAGTTAAAGATTCTTGAACAGTCTCTATTTCAGCAGCTGTAGCCTTACCTCCTAATTGTTTTTCTGCAATTTGTTTGGCTATACTTTTAGCTTGGTCAACTGACGCTTGCGAAACAACATCTATTTCTTGCATAAAAACACCACCAACTCCCGCAGATCTTGGAACTTTAACTCTTTCAGTTCCTTTTTTATAGCTTTGTAATTGTTTAAGCTGCTCTTGATTTAATCCTAAATTAGCTAAAGCTTTTCCAGCAACAGCTTTTTGTAGTCCGCTTTCTATTTTACCACCTTTAATCAAAGTTGCAAATTCTAAACCAGATGTTAGTTTTTTCTGCTCTTGTTCAAAATTTCCCAAAACAGAATTTAAAGCTTCAACTCCGCCTTTTGTTTTAGATAGTTCTTCTGCTAATTTAACATCTTTTATGTCGTTAAAAGAATTAGTTAAATTTCTACTAGCGTTTTCCAATTGAGTTGATGAAGCTCCAGAAGCCAAAAGTTTAGCGTATTCTTCTTGAGCTTGAATGTATTTTTGACCAGCACTCAAATTTTCTTGAGTTTTACTCTTTTGTTCATCTGTTAATTGAGTTAATTCTTCAACGCTTAGAGAAGAAGCTTGAACAGCAGAAGTTAATCCTATTAAACTTCCAATTAAACCTCCTACTACTGCACCGGGAATTCCCGCTACTGCACCTCCTATTCCCGCGCCTGTTGAAACTGAACTTAAACCAGTACTTAATCCACTTTGCAAACTTCTTTCCGTAGAAGTCATTTCAGTTCGTTTTTTATTTCCAAAGTAAGCTTGCTCTATAAAACCAGCCAACAATGGGCCTCCAATCGATATGGCAGTACCTGCTCCTTGCAATGTTCGGGAAAGCGCTGTAAGTCTAGAAGTTCCTCCTCCAGATCCTCCTTGCGTTTGATTAGCAACTGTTTGATTAAAATTGTTAGCCGATGCTTGAACTTTCGATATTCCAGAATTTAATGCTATTTTAGCTTTTTGAGACCCTTGCTCTACAACATCTGCAAAAGAAGCAGCAAAAACACTAACATAATCATAAGCATATTTTATTTTATTAACAATATCTTGACCAATTTTTTCTGTTTCAGCTTGTAATTGATTAGGATCAAAACCTGATTGAGTATTTTGAGATTGATTTCCAGCTTTATTTTTCGCAATTTTATTTTTTGTAGATTTAAGATTTCCAAAATTAGGAATAAATCCTTTACTCATCAATCCAGCAGCTTTTTGCCCTCTCATTGAATCGCTCAATGCATTACCTAAACCACCATGATCAGCAATCGCGGAACTAAATGTTGGTTGACTGCTATTTCTAATATGAGGGAAAGGCTTTGTATCGAAAATGGCCTTGTTGCCGCTCATGCTTTCTTCTAAACCCATTACTGCTTGTTTATATGCAAAGTTAGGAATAAAACCTTTTGCAGCAGCCATTGACAAAAATGCAGGATTTTTTACATAACTGTTTAATAAATTATTTGTTTCTGCGGATAATCCTTTTACAAGATCAGGACTACTTTTAGCCATTTGAGAATAGCTTGTTCCTGCAAGTTGAGAAAAAGTTTTTCCAAATGCGGAAGGCAATTGATTCTCATGTCCTAATTCATTAAATGTAATTATTGATTCTTTTATTTTAGCTGCACCAGCAGGATTAGCTTTGGCAAATCGTTCGTATTTGTCATTTAAATTTCCCGAAATAGAACCAGTTAAATTTGCTTTTGGAAAACCTTTGTATTCAAGAGCTATGTCTCCTAAAAACGCATCAAATGCTGATTGTTTTTGATCTGTTCCAGGTTGCAAGGCATAACCCCTAATCAACTGATCTTTAATTTTTGATTGGGAAACTAATTGCATCGCTTTAAATACAAAATCCTCATACAATGGAGCGAAAATATTATTATCTCCAACCTTATCTGCACCTTTAGCACTACTTCTAAAATTAACTTGTCTAAAAGTATCTACGTCACTTGCTTTAGATATTCCCAAAGCAGGTTGAATAGCATCAAAAGCAGGATTGCCAAATTTTTTAAACCAAGGAACTCTTATTGCACTAGTAGGAGGAGCAAAATTAGGAATAAAGCCAGAACCATATACTTTATCTTGAGCAAATTGCATTGTTATTTTTCTTTTCAAAATATTTTTTTTCTCTGAATCTGGTAAACCATTTAATAAATTATTTTTAGCTGTAGTTTTTAAACTAGAAATTAATGAAGTTTGCGTAACTCTAGAAGAATCAGAACCATCACCTATTATTTCTGTATAATAAGGTCTTATAAATAAATCGCCAAGAAGCCCTTCATTTGAAATTAAAGATGATTTATCATTTAATTTTATTCTTCTTGATGATGATCCTTGTTTTGGCAAATAACCATAATAATTTTCCCCTAAATGATTAATTATTTTACTTATATTTTGAGAAGCTGTATGACCATAACCAGCATGAGCATCAGCAAATGAATTTGATTTATAAAGCCTTGGATTAAAACCTTTATTAATGGGCTTAAATCTAACTTCATTAAAATCTATTGCTGCATTATAAGCAGGAGAAACTCCAATATCATTTCCGACACTAGCTTCAAAACCTCTACCAATAGCAAATTGATCTATTTTTTTGATAGCAAAATTCGGAATAAATCCATTAAACATATATGGATCAACACCTGTTCTGCTTATAGCATTTTGTCTATGAGCGCGACCAGCTTTTGATGCAGCAGGAGGATTAATAAAAGGTTGAGCAAAACCGGGAATATATTTTACATCTTCCGCAGTATTCATTACCCCACCAACAGGAGACGAAACAACTCTGCCGGGAGTATATCCACCAGCTTGTGCGCCAACAACTTCCGCCATTCTTGTCGCATTTGGAATATATCCTCCTGCGCGAGTAACTTGCAATCCACCAGATCCTTTTACTCTTACTCCTTGATTAGCTAATTGAGAAGCAAGTTGTTTAGCAAGAGTTGACTGCATTTGATATTCTGCTGTCTGCTGTCTAGCTATTTGAAGCAATAATTGCGCCTGTGCAGCTTGATTACCCATTAGCCCAGCAAGAGCTTGTGATGCTGGCCCTTGTTGTTGCATAATTTGCAAAATAGATTGTTCAATATTTTTTCTATTTTGCGTTTCTGTAGTAATACCAGCAATCTGAGGCAAAGCCTGACTAAGATAAGTAAAAGAATTTTGTATTAATTTAAAAAGCGTAAAAAAAGCTGCGATAGCACCGGGACCAGCTATTACATTACGAATACCTTTTAATAAACCATTTGCAAAACTAGAACCAACCCCTTCTCCCTCAAGAACTTCATTCATGCTTTCAACGAATGACTTTAACTGTTCTGTACCATATTTAGCTAATGGTTCAAATGTTACTTTACCAATATTATTTGCTAGTTGCTGAGTTGAAGTGGCTGTTTGCTTTAATAAAGCATCTAAAGTTTGATTTAATTTTGCAGTAGCGATTTCAGCTTCATTTGTAGCCGCCGCTCCTCTTTGTAAAGCTCCAGCATATGTGCCTTGCGTCTTATTTAAATCGTTAACAATAGCTTTTAAAATGTTAACTTGATAAACACCTGCAACTTGCTCTGATAATTGCGCTCTTTGAGCGTCTGCTAGACCTTTATAAGCACCAGCGAAATTTTGTAATATTTGAACTGCTGGTAAAATATTTCCTTCAACATCTCTAACAGCAATATTAAAAGCTTCTAATTGATCTAGAGTCTCAGTACGTTGCAAACGAGTGAAAATTGTTTTTAATGCGTTACCAATTACCGCTCCACCTCTTGCAGTGCTTTGTTGTGCAGAAGTAACTAATGCGTTTAACTGATCAAGGCTAACACCTGCTTCTTGCGCTGCTTGTCCAGTACGAGACAAAGCTTCAGCCAAATCGCCAGCACCTACAGCGTAATCTTGTTCAACTGCAACTAGCTTATTTAATATTTGAGTTGTAGTTACTCCAGTTATAGCAAATCCATTTACAGTAGAAGTCAATGCATCAACAGCATTTGCAGTACTAATTCCCGCTAATCTTGTTAATGTTAAAGCGTCTTTTGTTCTTTGTAGAGTTTCTTCAGCTTTTAAACCTTGACGAGAAAATTCTAAAGCCGCTTTAGAAGCATCATCAAAAGAAGAAGCTGTTTGTTTGCTTACGCTAAATAATTCTGTACTAAATTTTTGCAACTGACTTGTGGTTAATCCGAATACACGATTAATATCTGCAAGATTTTTTTCTACATCAATAGTTACATTAGCTAACTCTTTAAAACTACGAATAACACCACCAAGAACAGCAGTAGAAGCTCCGAATGCAATAACGCGAGCATTAGAAGCTGCGAGTGCTGCTTCGAAGTCTTTAACATCGCCCGTCATTCTGCCAAGAGGCTGAGAGAAAGCTCGTTGATTAACAGTTAGATTAAGTTGATTATTCTGAGCGAATCTTTGATTATACGCTTGAACACCAGCTTGAATAGAAGCGGTTAATGCTGCTTGATTGGCTGCGACATTAATTTGAACTGCCATATTTCTTATTTACACGTTAAATTATGGATTATCCGAATAA